ATATAGTTGAATCATAACTATATTCAGGAACAAAAAAGGATACTTTTTGTGGTGTTTGTCCTAAGTCACTATAAATATTATCTACTGGTGCTTCACAAAAAGCATATCCAGAAGTATACAAGTGATTCATTCTAGTAGTCTTAAGCTTGTTAAGAACAAATGTATAATCAGCAACTGTTACTGCTCTTATAGCTGAAGCAGTAGTCCCAGTAATATAGCTTTTAGAATCGTAAGCTACCGTAGACCCACTAGAAGGATAGGCTATAGAAGCTCCATCATTAGGAACTGATACACCAGCACCGTAAGTAACTGTTTTCTCTACCCCAGCAAGCGTAAAAACTCTTACAGGATTAATACTGTTAGAACCGTCTATAAGGACGTTGTACCTCTCTACAGAGTCCCTATTAATCTGATGTACATAAGGGATACTGGTAGTCGTTGTAAGCTTTGCAATATGCTTACTAGCTGGTCTCTTAATCAACCCCTCTACAATCGACGAATATCCATTGATCTGCTCAATAGCTTGAGTAGGAAACTTAAGGGAATCAGCTTGTTGACTGACCCCATTGATTAGATTGGGTTGGTTAGTCGAGACTAAGGGCATTTGTTAAAAGCGTTGTAACACCTTTGAAACATCGTAAGCATCAAAGATATTGTTATCAGCAGTGTCTCCATCGTATTCACGAAGAGCCACAAGAGCGTTTAACTCATCCTGAGCAAGCTGCTGAGAGAGTTCATTAGACCCTACAACACGCTGCTGGAACATCCTAGCAGCCTTATAGGTAATGTAGGTACGGAAAGCCTGTGGAAGGTTATCCCAATCAAGGAGCCTGATAATCTCTGCCTTGAAATCAGAGGTAAAAATGTTTGTACGGTTTTTCTTATCGTACAGATAAAAAGCAGTAGGAGATGATCCTTTCTGAACTACGTCAATGCTTGGGTAAAGAGTCTTATCAACGTCGATCCTTACAATATCAGTGGTTAGAGAAATAGTACCATCACCTGCCCTAGTCATAGGGACATTGTATTCAGTATTAAAGAACCATCCAATTGACTGAGTATTCCTATTCACTTCGTCCAGCATCGAAATAGCTATAGTAGCATCTGATGTTGGTGGGCTTGTGAGCGTTGTGAGAGGAGATTCACCTATGCACGAGAGCATAGTATTAACAGCATCCAATTGAGTGAGAAGAGTCAGTGCCATATAGGTAAAGAAAAGGCCACTCTAAGGTTAGAGTCAATCTGAAAGTAAATGAAGAAACCTTTCAAATTGAGACCCCAGAGTGGCCCCTCTATTAATCTAGTCTATCTTACTGAGCAACAATAGAGAAGATGCCTTCAGGACGAAGAGCCTTGTGGCCCATTGCGTACTTGGAGACCAAGATCGTGCCTTGCAGCTCAATCTCATACTCACTCTCAACTGCCAGATCCATCAGCTTGACGGTAGCCAAAGAGGCTTTCTGGAAGATAAGAGCACGAGTTCCTGTGAAGTCACCACTGTAGGTGTTGTTCTGACCTGTCTCAGAAGTAACAGTTGCATTAGGCAAGTTGTTGCTCTTGACGATCATGATGCCAGCAAGCTGAGCAACACTACCATCAACGAAGCTACCAACTGGGCTAGGCTTGCTAGGATCGGACAGACCCTGAACAACCGTGTAGTAGTCAGCAGGACGAAGGACGCAATAACGATCCTCAGAAGGAACATTGTTTTCATCCAAAACCTGAGCAGCCTGATAGATATAAGCAATCAGCTTGGCAGCAGTGTTAAGGTTAGCAGTCGTATCGATGATACGAGAACCAGAACCCTTATCGATCTGCTTGTTGTAGCTAACAGCAGTCACGTTGGTGCTAGTAAGAGCAGCAGCAGGAGTTGCAATAGTGGTGTAGGTGAACGAGTTAGCATCCACTTTCGTGATGCTGAACGTACCATTAACCTTAGCCTGTTCAGCAGCACTGATCGTTCCACTTAGGGTAAGAGTTACCTTATCACCAGTGCTAAGACCGTGAGCAGTAGAGGTAATCGTTACCGTTGTGCTGGATGACGTAGCAGCAGCACCAAGGACAACATTCGTTCCAAGCACGTTGGCAGAAGCCAAAGTACCAAGAAGAGCTGCTTGCATGACCTGCTTGTCGAAACGCTGAGCCAACGCACGACCAAGTTCCGTCGAGTAGATGGAACGAACGTCATAGTGGTTCATAGCCTCGTCAATGTTGGCAATGAAGGTAGTAGCGAGAACAAGACCATCGATGTTGACAACAACTTCGTTAGCTTTGATCTGACTCTGATATCCGTTGTTGGACTCAGTGATACGCTCACCAGCAACATGGTACTTCGACGTAGCGATACCAGTAACTGGGAACTGTGCTGACTTACCGTTAGAGATGGTACGGATCGTGTGGAGATCCTTCATCACGTTGTTGGTAGTGAATGAGGTGAGAACTTCACCAGCAAATTTCTTGAGGAAGAGTGCTGTTGCGTCACCAGAGAGACCGATTTGTCCAAGGCGACTTGGAGTTGTATTGCCTGAAACTGCCATAATTTTAAATTAGTTTTTGTTTATTGAGGTTGATTGATTTCCCAATCAGCTTGTTCTCATAACAAAGTTGTCCTTCGCAAAGGGCTTGTTGATACTTATGCCTAGTGGTTGATGAATAGCTGAAGGATTTTGTCTTACTTGTCAATACTAAATCTTTAAATATGTTTTATGTGTAATCCACACTCGCTAATCATCTGTGCTGAGGCAGCAAATTGAGATCCCCAGATAGGGTTACCATAATCAATTTCTCCCTTTACAATGATGGTGCTTATGCCTGATTGAATGATTGCTCTGGTACAATCTGCACAGGGCATCCATGTAACGTAGATAGTAGATCCTTTAAGCTGTATGCCATTAGAAGCTGCATTGTAGATAGCATTCCTTTCAGCGTGTTCCATCCATAAATACTTAGCAGGACGTTCCTGTCTCTCTTCTAAGTGATCATTGATACCTCTGGGAAACCCATTCCACCCTAAAGATAGTACAGCATTCCTGCTGTCCACAATAACAGCACCACACTGTCTAGACTGATCTTTGCTCCATGTAGCGATAAGTTCTGCCATCTCCATCCACCGCTTCATCCAGTGAGTAGGGAAGGTATTCATTATTCGTAATGGGAATACTTGTTGTTCTGTTGCTTCATTAGATAAACTGGTCTCCTACGAGCATAGACTCCTTCTCCATCACGGTCTGAAGAAGACCCAGCCTTAGCATCAGGTGAGGTATTAGCCTCTACTGTTAGAAGATAGCTACCCTTTACCTGCTCTACAAACCCTACATGGGCTACCCTGCCTTTTGATGGAAAGTAAATACCAAAGATATCTCCTGTTTTAATTTGAGAGAAAGGTACGTTGTTTCTCTTTACCTGATCAGGAGCATAAGCAGATACAGGAGCTTTAATACCTGCTAAGTGATTCATATAGGATACAAAAGATGCACAGTATGGTGATCCCATGTCTACTTCTGTAAAGGAGTTCCAAGTGTCTATCTCTGGAGAACGATTATACCCCTTCTCCCTGACATATAGGAAACCCTTAGCTATAGGGACTACAGGATCAGCTATAAGATACCCTACAGAGAATAGGATAATCAGAGATTCCGCAAGATAACGTAGGTAGCGATACTGAACGTAGAAAGCCATAGGATGATGTTAAGAATAGAAGCTGAAATAGGAGTAAGATTATCTGTCCACTCACCTTCAAAGTAATCACCAAACCATAGATCATATAGGTAATAGGAAGCAGTACCTATAATGAGTAAGGTAAAGATATTCCAATTAAGAATAGATAGAACACCTAGCTCAAGGATAGATGCTGTAGGATCTATGTACCTAATAATCTTACCTCCAACTACGAACAGGATTAATGCAGAAGGAGCAAGAATCAGTAGATCATTCCACTGCTTAAGGAATAGTAAAAACCTTTTAAACATTAGAAGATCCTAGTTGCAGATAATACCTTGAGGTAGAAACCAAGTACAATAGTTCCAATAAAAGAAGCAATTACTAGATACAGAATAATGATGTGGATATTTTTCTGTGCTATTTTCTTTTCCAGAGTCTGAATCTGAACCTGTCCAGTTTGCCAATCTCTCAGGAGCTGGCTATGGATCTGATCTTGATTCTGTCTTTCTTGATCAACTACTAAAAGCTGCTTCTGTAGTTCTTTATTATCCTCAGCTGTCTGGATAATCTTGTCGTAATCAACACTCCCTACAGTCATCGTAGATTGTCCTGCATACGCTTTAGGAAGTGTTACAACTGAGTTAGACCCAATCATAGCAGGAGATATGGAGATACGATCCTTAGGAGGAGGAACAAGCTTTTGTGATGCTTGATTATATTCCTTAGCTAGCTCAACCCTTCCCAGAAGTATACAGTCTCCAGTAGCGTATACGGTTCTGGAAAGGGCCTCACTGTTCCGTTCAACATACTTTGCTGGTGCTACACATCCCCCTAAAGAAAGGACGAGTCCTGCCATCAGAATGCTGAACAGATGATTCATTAGATGACGTTAGAGATGTCTAGCCTACGTTCAACATCTTTACGGTATGCTGGATCATTAGCATAACGAGAGTCGCTCATTGCTTTGACTACCTCCTGAGTTGACCTAAATGGAGTTACAGAATCCCTACCAGTAGCGTTTCCTCCCAGAAGCTTTGGAGCAACTCCATTCTGGGCAACATACTGAGCATATAGTCCCT